CAGTGGCGCAACAGGTGCTTCTGGTATCTCTGGCTACAGTGGCGCAACAGGTGCTTCTGGTATCTCTGGCTACAGTGGCGCAACAGGTGCTTCTGGTATCTCTGGCTACAGTGGCGCAACAGGCGCTTCTGGTATCAGTGGCTACAGTGGCGCAACAGGCGCTTCTGGTATCAGTGGCTACAGTGGCGCAACAGGCGCTTCTGGTATTTCTGGTTATAGTGGCGCTACAGGTGCTTCTGGTATTTCTGGTTACAGCGGTGCTACAGGCCCAACAGTTTACCCTGGCTCTGGCATTCCATTATCTACTGGATCAGCTTGGGGCACATCTTATTCTTCAGTAAGCGGCGGTATTGTTGGCACAACAGACACCCAGACACTAACCAATAAACGTGTAACACCACGTATTGGCACAGTAACTTCTGCATCAACAATTACACCAACTGCAGATTCATCTGACCAGTATAACGTTACTGCACTTGCCACTACAGCCTCTTTTGCAATCCCTAGCGGCACACCAACAGATGCACAAAAGTTATCAATTCGCATTTATGCTGGTACAACGCAAACTATTTCTTGGACAACAAGTGCTGGTGGATATCGTATCATTGGTACAACGTTACCAACATCTGTTCCTGCGGGCAAGACTATTTATGTTGGTTGCGTGTACAACGCAGCTGATGCATACTGGGATGTAGTGGCAGTAGCAACTCAGGCTTAATTAAGGAAATATTATGACTACATTAGAAAACGGATATATCACGGATAGATTTTCTTTTGACCATCAGTTTGGCACATATAGCGACGCTATTGTGATGCTAGAGGCAGAATACAAAGCACTTTCTGCTGACCAAATCGCTGCAATCAAACAGCAGCGTTTTGACAATTGGGTCAACATGATTAAAAATCCTACTGTATCGGAATAATTTAAATGGCAACGTACTACTGGGTTGGTGGTAACGGTACTTGGGACGCAAGTACCACAACAAACTGGTCTTCAACTTCTGGTGGCGCTGGCGGTGCGGGAGTGCCTACAGCCGCGGATGACGCAATTGTTAACGCAAGTTCAGGTTCACCTAATATAACACTATCAGGTTCTCCTGTTTGTGCATCATTAAATACTACAGGCGCAACTTGTGTGACGTTGTCAACTGGAAATTTAACAGTATACGGCAATTTTACTTTATCCTCGACCACAACTTGGTCTGCAACCGGAACGATAACCTTTGCGGCAACCTCCGGAACTCAAGTCATTACAACTAATGGCGTTGCTCTTTCAGCTGCTATAACCCAAGATAACTTTGGTGCCACGCTTCAGTTAGGGGGCGCGTTAACATTAATATCAATTCAGACATTTACATTTAACAATGGCACATTAAACCTTAATAATTTTACGCTTTCTACAGGTTTATTTGCCGCCACTAATATTACCGTTAACCAACGTGTTATTGCTTTTGGTACTGGTAACATTACCACAACAGGTTTTGGTGCAGCATTTAACATTAATGGTGGTCAAGCACTTGGGGGAACTTTTAGTTACACTGGTACTCCTACCGTAAACATTAGTAACAATAGCGCCACAGCAACTACCATAACTTTAAATCTTTTTGCTACATCTACTGCTGCTTTAAATGTCAATATCACAACGGGCACTTATACACTTACTGAGTCGGCAGGTAACGTTTATAATAATTTAAATTACACTGGTTTTGCTGGAACTATTGGAAATAGCGCTCGTACTATATCTGGTAATTTAACTATTCCAGCGTCTGGACCAACATTAACCGCTGGCACAAATACCACAACGTTTAGTGCCACCACTGGAGTTACACAGACCATTACAACCAATGGTAGAACACTAGATTTTCCAGTTAGTTTTAGTAGTACTACTGGAGGAACATTTCAATTAGTTGATGCTTTAACATTAGGCACAACCAGAGCATTTGTACTTTTAGGTGGAACACTAAATCTTAACAACCTTACACTCTCCACGGGTGCTTTTACTTGTTCTAATGTTACTAATACTCGTGCAATTCAATTTGGCACTGGAAACATTACCACAACAAATTCTGGTTCAGCACTTACCGTTGTGGGTGTAAATTTAACATACACTGGCACCCCCACAATAAATGTGAGCAACAACAGCGCCACAGCAACTACAGTATCAATGTCTGGTTTTACAGAAACTAATGCTTTAAATGTTAACTACACAACTGGCACTTATACTTTAACTGATACTACTTCTATATACAAGAACTTAAACTTCACTGGTTTTTCTGGGACTGTTTTAAACTTAGTACGTACTATTTATGGCAATTTAACCATTCCTGCTTCTGGTGGAACATATTCTTCGGGGTCAAGCAATCAAACCTTTGCAGCCACATCAGGCACACAAACCATTACTACTAATGGTAGAACGTTACCTTTTCCGTTTACTTTTGGAAGTTACGCAAGCGCATCAACCACCTTTGCAATTAGTGGTGCGTTAACATTATCTACCGCTAATGGAACACTTACTCACCGAGCAGGAACACTGCAATTTACTGCTGGAACAACAAACACAGTTACTACTTTTGTATTTGCTGGACCAGTAACTAGAGCAATCACAAGTTCAACACCAGGAACTAGAGCAACCCTTTCCCAAGCAACTGGAACAGTTACTGTGTTTGGTGGAACTATTACAGATTCTGCGGCAACAGGTGGGGCAACATTTAATAGTTATGGAACCAATGGTGGCAACAACACAGGTTGGAATTTTATAGCTGGATATACTGGTGCATTGTATTGGGTTGGAGGTACTGGTACTTGGGGTACAACCAACACTCAATTTGCGTTGACCTCTGGCGGATCATCTACTTCTCTTACCCCCGATGCTTCCACTCCAGTAATTGTTGATGCTAGTTCAGGCTCTCCAACAATCACTTTAACTGGTGCTCTTAATTGCGCCAGTTTAACAACTACGGGCGCAACCTGTACATTTACAAGCACCGGAACCCCAACGATTGCTGGTAATATGACTTTATCATCAACCACAACTTGGTCTGCAACTGGAACAATAACTTTTAGTAACACAGGAACTATTACAACTAATGGTGTTACACTTAGCAGTGGAGTTACCCTTTCCAACGGAAATACCGGTGTTTACTCTGGTAACACAATTACATTAGCTAATGCTTTAACAGCAGGCACATTTACAATTACTAGCGGCATATTAAACCTTAATAACTTTACATTTAGTGCTAGTACATTTGTTTCTACTGCTACTAATGATTTACGTACTGTTCAATTTGGCACCACTGGTAATATTACCACAACAGGTTCTGGTACAGCAATTAATATTACAAGTAATGGAACTTTTAGTTACACTGGTACACCAACCGTAAACGTTAGTAACAACAGCGCCACAGCAACTACAATAACATTGGCCGGTTTTACTAGTACAAACGGATTAAATGTCAATATCACAACAGGCACTTATACCCTTACTGAAACAGCATCTAACGGTTACAACAGTTTAAATTACACTGGTTTTTCTGGAACTATTGGAAACAGTGCTCGCAATATTGGTGCTAGTTTAACTATTCCAGCGTCTGGACCGACACTAACCGCTGGCACAAACGTTACAACGTTTTCAAATAGCAATGGATCTACAATAACCGTTACAACTAACGGTAGAACATTAGACTACCCGGTTACTTTTTCTGCCCTTCTTGGTGGTGCACTTCAATTAAATGATTCTTTGACATTAGCTTCGGGCAGAGGATTTACATTTAGTGGTGTGGGCACATTAAACCTTAACAACTTTACCTTGTCTTGTGGTGCTTTAAGTGCACAAAGTGTGAGTGTTCGTGCAATTCAGTTTGGTACTGGCAACATTACTTTAACAGGTTCTGGTGCAACTTACCTTAACATTCAAGGCTTAAACCTTACATACACTGGCACACCGACTATAAATCTTAGTAACAACAGTGCTACAGCATCTACAGTAACTTTAAATTATTTTACAGAAACTAACGCTTTAAATTTTAATTATACAACCGGCACTTATAGTTTAACCGAAAGTACAACCTCAACGGTTGCATATAAAAATCTAAACCTCACTGGTTTTGGTGGTACATTTCCAAATACTGCCCGCACTATTTATGGTAACTTAACTATTCCTGCTTCTGGATCGACTCTTACCGCTGGCACAAACGCAACAACATTTGCAGCTACTTCTGGCACACAAACCATCACAAGCAATGGAGTAACTTTAGACTTCCCGCTTACTTTTGGTGCAGGAACAGGAAGTGCAACATATGCAGTTAGTGGAGCTTTAACTCAAGGATCCACTAGAGCGTTTACAATAGCCAACGGAACTCTGCAATTACCAGCAAGTACTACAAATTCTGTAGGTGCCTTTACAACCACTGGCACAACACTCAAGTACCTTACCAGTTCTTCCTCTGGCACACAAGCAACTATTTCATCTGCGACAAATGCCACAGTAACTTACTTGTCTATTAAAGACTCAGCAGCAACTGGCGGAGCAGTTTGGGATGCAAGAGCAACTTCTAACGTAAACGCTGGTAATAATACAGGCTGGCTGTTTTCTGCGTCAAACAGCAACTTCTTTTTACTTTTCGCTTAATACAATATGTTAAATTCAAGATACACCGCACTACAATTATATTTAACTTTTATGATTGCCGCGCTATAATGGATCTTCAATCTTTTTTTAATATGATTTTGCCGTTGGTATTTGTGGCAATTGGTTGGTTTCTTAAAGAACTCTGGACTGCTGTTCAGGCTCTTAAGATTGACCTGCATGACCTACGCACCCACCTAGCTGAAAACTACATGCACAAAGATGACTTTTCAGATCGTTGGGAAGAAGTTCTTAAAGCGGTACATCGGATTGAAGATAAGCTAGATCGCATTTCTGAATCAAAGTGAATCTTATTCTTAAACAGCTACTTACCGGTAAAGACAATCAGACTTATGATCTAGGTCGGGTTTCTTGGTTAATTGGGATGGTTGCGGTAATTCTTCTAGCTGGCTATGAGGTAATGCACTCTACTGTTAGCCTTCGTGAGCTGGCTGAATCTTTAGGAATTATCTCAGCTGCGGGCGGTGCCAGTGTGGCAATGAAGTCTAAAACCGAGCCAGAATAATGTTTCCACTATCTATTATAACTTATGTCAAAATTGCAATGGTTGCTGTACTGTTATTTGGCGCTGGCTATACTGGTTACGCTTTGGAGTCCGCTCGATTTGATCGCTACAAAGCTGAGCAAATCAGCTTGGTACAAAAACTTCAAGAGCAACATCAAGAAGCCGCCGACCAAATAAGGAAAGACAAAGATGCTAAGATCTCTAATATTCACTCTCAGCTTGACGATGCTCTTGTCAAGTTGCGTAGCCGTCCCAGTCGCACCGATAGTGCCAGTGCTAGACAGGGTGGAACTGGGGGAACCCTTTTTGCCGAAGATGCAGCTTTTCTTGAGCGGGAAGCTGCCCGAGCAGACATTATCCGTGCAGGCCTTGCAGCCTGCTACGAGCAATACGACTCGTTAAAAAAGTAACACCCCAATTTGCATTATTATAATGCAGAGTAAGGAGCGAAAATGAAAAGATTTACAGCAGTATTGTTATGGTTGTTGGGCATTGTGGCAGTAATCCACTTTACCGACAAGTACACCCAGATTGAAGAAAACGTTATGGCAATCGCAAAATCCACACTATCCTTCATCACCAAAGAAGAAGGCTTGCGCAACAAGGCGTATAAAGACTCCAAGGGACTTTGGACTATTGGCGTAGGCCATCTAATCAAACCGGATGAGCAGCACCTTCTGACTGCCACCCTGACAGACGAACAGGTAGAACAGCTCCTACAAAGCGATTTAAGGTGGTGCCAAGACGCTGTTGACAATGGGGTGAAGGTACCCCTTACCCAGAACCAATACGACGCCTTGTACAGCCTGTGCTTTAATATTGGCGAAACCAATTTCCGTAAATCTACGGTACTTCGTAAGATTAACGAGAATGACCTCAAAGGGGCGGCTGATGCTATCCTAATGTGGAACAAACCAGAAGTGCTAATTAACCGCAGAAAAAGGGAAAGAGCTTTGTTTTTAGGGGCGTAAATCGCCCTTTTTTTGCATAAGTATATATAGAACAACCTAAAAGGAAATATCATGGAAGGCTTTAAATCATTACCTAAAATGCAGTGCTTTAAAGAAGGCGGTCACGCTAAACCTAAAGCCATGTGCTACGGTGGCAAAATGAAGGAAGGCGGTAAAGCCGATATTGAGCAAGACAAAAAAGTTGTCAAAAAAGCGTTTGCCATGCATGACAAACAAGAGCATCCAGGTGAAAAAACTGATTTATCTAAATTGCGTAAAGGTGGTCGTACTAAAAAAGAAGGCGCTACGGTTCGCAAATATAAAGATGGCGGTTCTGTAACAAATGTATACGAAGCTAAGAAAAAATCTGGCGATAAAGACGCTATTAAAAATGTTAAACAAATTACCCCTGCTAAAGCAAATGCTCCAACTGCAGCTGGTAAAGGTGATAACACAGTTGCTAAATACAACGAAGGTGGCTCATTAAAAAATGTTGATTCTGAAGATAATCCAGGATTAGCTAAGTTGCCAACCGATGTTCGTAATAAAATGGGTTACAAAAAATCTGGCGGAAAAGCTTGCTAATATGCCAATCAAGTCAAAAGCCCAATTGGGTGCAATGTATGCGGCAGCCGAAGGTAAATCAACCATTGGCATTCCTAAAAAAGTAGGTAAAGAATTTGTCAAAGCTGGCAAAGCAAAACCTAACTTGCCTCAAAAAGTAATGAAGCGTGCCGCTGGCCGCGGAAGGTAATAATGGCGTATTCAGATACGTACAACAAAACTAAGATTACTGTAGATCAGTTGATCTCGTACGCCTATCGTGACGCTGGTAAAACGGCAGAAGAAATTACGCCAGAATATGTCAACGCTGGTCGTCAAGCGCTGTTTTATATTCTACAGAATAGTGCAAACCGTGGCATTAACATTTGGTTACAAAAGATTGAAGTGCTTGGTCCACAAACCAACCAGCAGATCCTTGACATGCCAGCAAACTGCGTGGATGTCTTGGAAGCAAACTGGGTATATATTGTTAACCCCACTATTTCTAGTGCGTTGCCAATAGACAATCCAGATTCTCCAGTATTATTTGATCAAAACTATAACAGCGATTTAAATCTTCATGCAACATCTACATTATCTAAAAACTACTTTGGTGCAGCTTACAGCCCGCAGACTCGCATATTTTATGTCGGCTTTAATGCTTACGCACCTAGTGGCACTGCTACTTATAATCTGGATCTTGAGGTAAGCAACGACGGTATTAACTGGTCTTTATGGGAATCATTACCCGAGACCACACTGTCTGATCGTAACTGGGCTTACTTTGGCATTAACGTATCTCAACAGTTTTATTACTATAGACTAAAGAACCGTGATACAGCTAATGTCTTTTCACTAAGATCTATTCAGTTTGCTCAAAGTCAGCAAGTTATTCCTATGGCACGTCTTAATCGTACAGATTACTTCTCGTTGCCAAATAAGCAATTTCCAAGTCAACGCACATTGCAATACTGGTTTGATCGCCAGATTGTGCCACAGATGTATTTGTGGCCCGTGCCTAATAACAACTTCCAAGTATTTTCGTTTATTTTGGAATTGCAACCCCAAGATGTGGGTTCGTTAACTAACGAGCTGTACATGCCAGATCGTGCTATTCCGTATTTCCAAGCAGCCTTGTCCCACAAGCTGGCAATGCAGTTACCTCAAATTGATTTGGGGCGTGTGCAGTATTTGGAAAAACTGGCATTAGATGCTCGTACCCAATTTGAAGAAGAAGATCGTGACAAGTCACCAATCTACTTCCAACCTAATATTAGCTACTACACACGATGACTAACGCATATGTAATGACCTATGATAATCTGGTAGCAGATGTCATTAACTATATGGAGCGCAATGACGCTCAGTTTGTTGCGCAGATTCCTAGTTTAATTGGTCTGGCGGAATCAGCAATTGCCGCAGAGTTAAAAACCTATCTTCAACTTACCGTAGTAGAAACAACCTTAAGAGCTAACCAAGAAGTGTTAGCAAAGCCAGCTCGCTGGCGTAAAACTGTTTCAATGAAAACCAATGGCAAACCAATGGTAATGCGCAGTCAAGATTATGTTGCCATGTACCAGTCCGAGTCTGACGCTGGCGTACCATTGTATTACGCTGAGTACGATTATAACAATTGGGCATTTGCCCCAAAACCGGATCAAGATTATCCGGTTGAAATTATCTATTACAGTGAAATTCAACCCTTAGATACAACCAACCAACAGAATCTATTTACAAGAGAAGCCCCTCAAGCAATGCTGTTTGGCACCCTGCTTCAAGCTCAAGGTTATTTAAAAGCTTTGGACAAATTGGATATGTGGAAAACATATTATAGGGATTGCATTGCAGCGCTTAAGAAAGAAGACGATTCTCGTCGTATCGATCGTAATACTACGATTCAGGAACCCTAATATATGTCTACCTATGTATCCCCGTTTACCGGCAACGTAATACAACCTACGGATGTATCGTACTATGCTCTTTCATTTAGCGCCAACACTGAGCTTTATTGGCCTACTGTTGTTAATCCTACCCAAGTTCCTGCAGCTCGTATTATGGATTGCGTTGCTTCTACCAACGGTTTGGTCATTATGCTACCTGATGCAACACAAGGGGCAGTTGGTTCGGACATTCTTTTTAGAAACCTAGGATCGCATGATTTCACGATTGTCGACGCAGCTGGAGCAGAATCTATTACTGTTCCTATTGGCATTTCTAAGTATGTTTATCTTACAAATAACACTAGCCTTGGTGGTTCTTGGGCTAACATAACTTTTGCAGCAGGCACATCGTATGCCGATGCAGTAACATTGCAAGGCGCTGGATTGACTACTGTTAGTGGTCAATTAGCCACTACCCAAAATATTGTTAACGTATCTGCTACACCAATTATTTCAGATAATAGTCGTGCGGCTACGTTTGTTTGGACTGGTGGAGCTGGTTCTTTTGTATTGCCTAGCGCAGCCACGCTATCTAATGGTTGGTACATAGGTTTTAGAAATGCTGGTACAGGTTCTTTAACAATTGGTGGTACATCCCCTGCATTAATTAATGGAAACTCTACAATTGTAACTAACCCTGGTGATTCAGGGTATATTGTTTACGATGTTAATACTGGTAACTTTGTTACTGTTGGATTGACTGCAGCGGCTAACGTAACCTTTACATCTGCTACTTATGACGTAGACTCAATTCCCGGTTCTACATTTAGCTTAGTTACCTATGCTCCAATTATTCAAAATTATATTGCACAAACAGGAAGTCGTGCTACCAATTTAACAATAACTTTACCAGCAACTACACAAATTTATATTCTAATTAACGCAACAGGTCATGCTAACTATGACCTTTATTTCGTTATTGAAGGTAGTTCACAAGCGCCTTTTAAAGTCACAACTGGCACTATCGCCACAGTTTTAAGTGATGGTCAAAATATTTATTTGCTAACTGCAACCGGAGCTAATAGTTTTTCTGCGGTTAATGGTGTTGCTGCGGCCCCATCTTATTCATTCATATCAGATTCTACAACAGGTATGTATTTGCCTGGAGTTGGTGTTCTTGGGTTATCGGCAAACGGGGTGGAAATAATTGATATCAATAATACAAACACATTATTTCCGGTGGTTACAGTAAACGCAACATTAAATGCTAAATTAATTACTGGTGGAACGTTTTAAATGCCCGCTGATAATCGGCAACAAGATACATCACAATTTACTTCAATCTACAGCTTAGCAATTCCAGCTGGAATTAAACGTGATGGTACACAGTTTCAAAATGACAGATACACCGATGGCGTATGGTGTCGATTTCAACGTGGTGAGCCAAAAAAAATAGGTGGTTTTGCCACATTATTTACTAGCTTTAGTGGTATTTACCGTGGCATGATAAACGTGCCATACAATGGTGTTAACTATGTTTTTGCTGGCAATGCCAATGTCTTAGATGTATTTACCACTGGAACAACTTACGGTAATGGTAGCGGTCCATATGTTTCTAATGTTCTACCAGGTTCAGTATTTGCTGATGTAACATCCAACACAACAACCCAAGTAGTTGTACCCGGTGACGCAACCATCACTTTTGGTATCGGTACTGAGTTTATTATTACTCAAACTGGCACACCAGTTGTTTATACTATTACGGGTTCTACTTATGCAGCAGGACCTTCTGCGCATACAACTATTAATTTTACACCTGCCGCACCGTCTGGAACTATCGCTAGAATTTGGTTAAATGATATTATATTTGAACCAGATGTTCGTAATGATTGGCAATTTGATGCTCAGTTTAGCCCAGCGGGCGGACAATTAAGTTTGTTTGCTCACCCTGGAAAAAACTTACAAAACATTGACAGTGGCGTTACATCACAAATTTTGGTTGGCAACATTGCTCCAGACCAAAACAACCAATATTTTTTAACTGGCTTGTGTGATAGTGAAGGGCAAAACCCAACATATAAACCTATCAGTGTTGATGGTGGTGTTTGTGTATTGTACCCATTTATCTTTGCTTATGGCTCGCATGGTTTTCTTGCCAATAATAACGTAAGTACTACTTACGCCAATCAAAGCTTTTATGATTGGAATGGCACGTTTGCTAATCAAACAAACGTATCATCATCCAAGATTGTAAAAGGCATGCCAATGCGGGGCGGTACTAACTCGCCATCTGGTTTGTTTTGGGCTACCGATAGTTTAATTCGTGTGTCTTTTAATTCTCAGGCAACTCAGTTTTATTGGACATACGATATTATTTCTAGCCAAATCTCTATCATGTCTTCCAATTCAGTTGTTGAAATGGATGGCATATTTTATTGGATGGGAGTTGATCGATTCTATCAGTATGGCGGTACAGTAAAAGTACTGCCTAATGATATGAATGTAAACTATTTGTTTAATAATCTTAACTACCAACAAAGACAAAAAGTCTGGGCAACTAAGATTCCAAGGTACAATGAGATTTGGTTCTTTTATCCTAGAGGCACCAATACAGAATGCACTGATGCCATTATTTATAATGTAAAAGACCAATTATGGTATGACGCTGGGCAAGCAATTGGTACTCGTCGTTCTTGTGGTTATACTACTGAATTGTTTCCAACGCCTATTTGGGCGGGTTGGGATTATGATACCTCCGTTAGTAACCCAATACCTGTTATAGCTGCCCCTATGGGGGCACCTGCACCAACATCAAGTCAAGTTTATTTTGATGGTGACGTGTCTAATATTATTAGTCCTGGTGATACAGTTACGTTATCTTCAGACATTGAAAATCCTAAAAAACCGTATAACATTATTGCCAGTGTTTTTGATCCAAACTATAATGCTACTTTAATAACATCAAAAATACCGTTTACTTCGTCAACAGATCCCGGTGTTTTAGTTTTTCCAACAGCTGGCGGATATACTATTTGGCAACATGAGTTTGGATTAAATCAAGTTACTGCAGCTAGAGAATTGGCGGTATACTCTAGCATTACCACCAATGACGTTAGCTGGTTAACAGGTAACCCGAGTCAAGAAGGTGTTGTAGGTGTTAACCGTCGCATGCACTTACGCCGTGTTGAGCCAAACTTTTTACAATCTGGCACTATGGCTATGACTATCTTAGGTCGTAAGTTTGCTTCTGGACCATACGAAGAAATATCTGGGCCATATTACTTTAACCCAGATACTGGTAAAATTGACTTGCGTGTAGAACACCGTTTGATCCGTTTAAAGTTTGAATCCAATGATATTAACGGTAACTACGAAATGGGTCGTAACTTGATTACCGCAGAATTTGGTGATGAGCGTCCCTAAGTTTCAACAGTTTTTTCCTTTTGTTCCCAATTCAATGACTTGGGAAGAATGGAACGGAAACTTTATTATTTACTATGGGCAAGAAACGTTGCCAGATGTGCCAGAAATTGAATGGCAGGACGCTGCAGATCAAATTGCTTCATTGCCTACTTTTGCAACATACCCCATACCAAGCTCTGGAAACTATGAGAATTGGCAAGATTGGGCAAACGAAGTAACCACTATAATTAATGGCGCAAGTCGTTAATATAAATGTAAAGGTTTATAATGGTAGTTGATAGCAAACAAAAAAAATTAAAATTTGAAGAAATTATTCAGACTTCTTTACAAGAAACAAAGTCTAAATATTCTTCGCAAGTTGCTTTTGTAGCCATTATGAAAGAATTAACTTTACCTGGTGCTTTTCAAGTTCGCATGGGCAATACAGTGTTTATTGTACATCCAAATAAAGATAAATCACATCATGTTTTCTTTCGTGCTTTAAATGCTGACACCGCTAAAAATTATATTGAACATAGTAAAAAATTTACAGATCAAATGAAAGCAAAAGGTTACACTATGATGGTAACTCAATTTCAAGATCCTACTCTTTTAAATATATTTAAAAATATTGCTCGTGATAAACCAGATGGTATGGGCTATGCTGTCCAAAAATCAAAAGATGGAAAAATGTATCAAGTAACTGTACAACTTAGTAAGGAGCATGACTAATGGGTTCAGTTGCTAGTGATGTAGGAAATTTTGTCAGCGATACCGTTGATTCGGTAGGTGACATAGGTCAATCCGTTATTGATGCTGGTACTTCGGTAGTTGATTCAGTTGGCTCTGTTGTATCTGATGCTACACAAACTGTAAGCGATGCATTTGCTCAAATAGATCCTGGACCTGTAATTGGTCAAGCTGGTGCCGCAGTTGATCAAGTGGTTAACGATGTTATTCCCGGTGGTTGGGCTACAGTTGGAGCAATTGCTGCAACCGTAGCTACCGTTGGTGCCGCCGCTGAAACTATTCCAGAAGCTATTGCTGTTGGAGAAGCTGCCACCACTGGTGTTGCTGCTACTGAAAGTGTTGCTGCCACCACAGCTGCTGCGTATGATGCTGGCTGGTCTGCTACTGGAAGCTTGGCAAGTACTGCAGGTACTACTGCAAGTACAACGGCAGCTAATGCTGCTGCAAACGCCATAGTAGAGGCCGCCGCCACTGGAGCCGCTAAAGGTGCAGCAATTGGCGCAGCAAAATCTGCACTTACTGGTGGAGATATTATTGATGGTGCACTTACTGGCGCGGTAACTGGTGCTGTTGGAGCTGGTGTTGGTAATTATGCTAGTGGTTTAACTACTGGAACAGATTTAGCTGATTATGCTAAAACCGTTGGCACAATTGCTGGTGGTACTGCCGCTGGAGCAACAGGCGCTGCAATGTCAGATCGTGATCCAATTACTGGTGCATTAATTGGTGGTATAACGGGCGGAACTAGCAGTATTGCTTCTGATATAATGCCAACTGATATTAATCAAGCGGTTACTAGCGCTGGTTTGGGAGCCATTAAAGCAGGACTAACTGGTGGCGATCCAATAATGGGTGCTTTAACTAGCGCTGGTGGATCCCTTGTTAATCAAGGTGTTGGCGGTGCTTATGATGCTATTAAAAGCGGATTAAGTTCTAATGATACAACTACACCAACTACACCAACTACACAAACTGCTGATATCACCCAAGATTCAAATTACAAAGCAGCTATTGACGCTGGTTTTAATCCGCAAGAAGCTACCGCTTTAGCTCAAGGTGCTTTAGATCCAAATTTGCCAGCTTATAATCCATTGGCTGCAAATAGTGATGGTAGTAGTGTTAGTGTTACAAGTATGAATGATGTTCCAATTCCATTAACACCTTTAGTTAAAGCTCCTGAAGAAACTGGAACCACGACACTTACAAATCCAGATGGATCTACAACAACTTATGATAACGAAACTGGCAAAGAAATTGCCACGCAATTACCAACATCTCCATTAGATACAGCTTTAACAAGTATTATTGATAGTTCTTCAGGTGTAACAAACACTGGAGGAGGTTTATCTTTAGCGTCAAATAATAGTATAACAACTGATAACACTGGATCTAGTGGTGGAGGTGGTGGTGGTGGATCTGGTGGATCTGGTGGATCTGGAGGTGATGGATCTGGTGGTGGAGGTGATGGATCTGGTGGTGGAGGTGGTGGATCTGGAACCGATGGAACTGGATTAGGTGGAACTGGATCTGGAGGAGGTGGAGGTGGATCTGGAGGAGGTGGAGGTGGTACAGGCACTGGTGTTACAACAGCAACTGGTGGCTTAAACTATACTAAACCATCAAATCAAAATGTTTACGATGGCTTAACAAATTTGACTCCGGGGTTGACTCAATCTATGACTAACTATAATTTAACTGGACTTCCCTCCGTTTTAAAACAATTTGCTACTGGTGGATCTGCTCAATCTTCTTCTTCTTCTTTATTTGACAGTAAAGGCAATTACAACTATACTAATACTAGTGATTCCCAATTAACCCCAACGTTAACTAAGCATAATGTTAGTTATACATTAGAAGGTTTGCCAGTTTTAAATAAAGCTGATGGTGGAAGTATTCACAACCCAGAATTTTATTCTGAAGGTGGTGCTTCAATGGCTAATCGTTATGTTAAAGGTAAGGGAGATGGCACTAGTGATAGTATTCCAGCCATGTTAGCTAACGGTGAGTTTGTTATTCCAGCGGATGTAGTGTCTAGTTTGGGTAATGGTAGTAACGATTCTGGTGCCAAAGTACTAGATGAATTTTTGCGTGTTATTCGGGATCACAAACGCAAAGCAGATGCTAAGCATCTTCCTCCCGATAGTAAAGGTCCATTGTCATATTTGACAGATGCAAAACGTAAAGTGAGAAAATAAAATGGCTGGTTTAAATAGTGTTATTTCTAACATTGGGCAACAAACTACAACTTTACCAAGTTGGTTTGATAATGCGCAACAAAATGTGGTTAACCAAGCTGGGCAAGCTTTTGGGGCAGCACCTACACCACAAAACACAGTTGCCCAAAATGCAGTCAACTCGCTATCTGGTCCAACTAATACTTTTACTCAAGCTGGCAATACATTGCAAGGCATCGCTTCTGGCGCAGCAAACCCATTTAATGTTGGCGCAAACGGTCAAGTTACCCCGAATGTTAATACAGCGTTAGGTGGTTTATTTCAAGCTCAAAATCAACAGCTACAACAACTGGCTCCCAATATTATGGCGCAACCAACTGCCCAAGGTATTGGTTCTGGTCAGTTTGGTAGTTTGCGTACACAGACAGCTGCTGACAAAGCATTAGCAGATGCACAAGCTGCGTTGTTTGCACAGCAAAACACTGCCGCATTGAACAATCAACAAACTGGCGTTCAAGCTGGAATTGGTGCTGGCACACTAGGTCAAGAAAATATTAATAGTTTATTAAATGTTGGTCAATATCAACAAGCTTCTCCCTTTATTAATGCATCTAATTACGGTAAAATACTTGGTGGTATTCAAGCCCCACTAACAGTTAACAACCAAACTCAATTATCTCCATTAAATCAAATTGCTGGCTTAGCAGCCGTTCTTGGTGGTCAAACAGGCACAGCTGGTTTGTTAGGTCAGTTGGGTATAAAAAATGGATTACAAGGTTTAATTAGTAAAATTCCAGGTTTTGGTTCAAGCAGTAGTGGTAATACACAACAAGCTAACGATACAATGGCAGGTGTAAATATGGGAATAATTGATCCAACGGGGGGCGGAACATACAATCCACTCTCTGGAATAGATACTAGTTTAAATCAAGGTGAGGTAGGTTAATTATGGCAGACACAACACCAGGATTGGACGCTATTCCAGAGGATGTCTCTGTTAAAAGTGGCACTAAAACAAAACCCACTATAGCTAATGAGTCTGTTTTGGCTCAAATGCAAGATCTTTATAATCAAAAGCAAGCTGAGAAGAATTACTTTTTACAAGACTTAGCTGATGCTTCAGCTTGGTGGTCAGGCGGTGCGGCTGGTCCAACACAAGGTTTGGCTCAACGTGCTGCAGTTCGTGCCGCGCAAACTAAAGAATTGCAAGATTTGCAAGCGGGTATTGCTGGTCAGCAAAACGCTATTCAAAATAGAAATGCATTTTTTGGCACTGGTAATTTAAGTGGATTGCCATCTGGTGGAACTGCACAAGCTACTTCTCAAGTAAATGTACCGCAAGCAAGAGCTGGGGCACAAGAACTTAATCAACGCACTGGCGGTTTGTTAGGTTTAATTAAAGATCCTGCTTTGCAATCTGCTTTGGGTTATGAATATTTATCCGATCCAACCAAAGCAACTTCTGGCGTAGTAAGCTTCTTAGCCAAACAAGCAGAAGATCCACAAGCTATTAAAGAAATTCGTTTTGCTATTCAAAGTGGCGCTATTGATCCTAAAGTTGTTCCAGCGGCTATTCTTACTAAAATATTCCCAGCTGGTGTCGATGTTAAAGAAGTTCTTACACCTTCTGGAGAAAAAACAAAAGCCACTGGTTTTCAAATTGCTGGTGGTTACACTGGAGCTGGTGCCCCTACAACAAGAGCTCCAGCGGTTGTGCCTACTACTTCGGGTGCTACTCCTAGCGTTTCAACAAAAGCTCCTAGTGTGCCAGAAACAGCGCCTAGTACCTCAGTGGTAACTCCTATAAAATCTGCAACCCAAGTTGCTGGTCGTGGTGGATTAAACCCACAACAAACTGAAGTTTTGGGTGGTTTAGTAACTCCTGGAACAGAACAAGCTGGTGATGTAATTAAGGCGGCTGCAATGGTTCCAATAAATGCAAGACAAAAAGGTTTGGAAAAAGAATATACTGCCGCAGCTGATGAAGGTATATTGGTAGGTCAAAACTATTTAGACGCTGGATCAAATAAAACGGATGCCATGACTCTTAAAGAGTTAGCTAATGTGGCTGCTCCAAGTTTGGGTGTTTTCCAAAAAGCAGGCCCAGCAGCCGCTGCTATGACAGTAATTGATAGTGGCTTATTAAAATTAGGACCTTTGGGTACTATCAGTGCTCCATTGGAAGAAGTGGCAGCTCGCTTAGTGCCAGGTTCTGGTCCAGAGGCTATTAAAGCTCGTGAAAGAATTGTAAGCTTATTAGCTAATCAAGAGTTAGCCGTTGCTAGAATGAACAAAGGTCAAGGTTCATGGACAGAACTTGAGCGTAACATTATTCGAGGCATTACTGGTACTGTTAAAAATTCTAGAGAGTTCTTAGTTCGTAGAGCTGAGTTGTTAGAAGCAAAGGCTGACTTTGATGAAAAATTAGGTCAAGCCGCTAAAGATTGGTTAAGAGCAAACAAAGGTAAATCTTATTACGACTTTAAACAAGACTCTGATGATTACGAACGAATTGTAAAAGAGTATCGTAAAACTTTACGGGATCGATTTGCTAATGAATTTATAAAAGGTCAAAATATGCCAAGTGGTGTTTCAAAAGATACCCAAAATATTTTAAATGCATATCCATCTGGTAAAAAAGAAGGAACTAAATAATGGATCAGCAACAAGAATTGCAAAAGCTAGAGCAACAATTAAAAGATGCTCATGAAAGAGCAATTGCTGGTGATGAAGGAGCTAAAGTAGAAGCTCAAAATGCGGCTGATGCTATTCGCCGACTTATTGAAATTGAGACTACTTACTCAGAAAAAGACGCTGGAAGTGTTGAACCATTGTCTAGAGGTTTGGCTGCGGGGCTAGCTGGTGGCACTTATGTTGTTAAAAAAGGTCTTGAAGGTATGTTAAATGCTAGAGATGAAAGACAAGCCAACATTATTTCTGAGGCTGTTAAGCAAGCAACTGCTGAGCCAAAAGCAAGTGTTACTGTAGAAGGTGCTCCAACACCAAGGACTGCTACTGAAAGAATGATGCAAGGAACTATTGACCCAGAAACTGGGGCAACTGGTCGTGCAAGACAAACTAGTTATAACCAAATGACTAGCGAGCAATCTAAAGCGTCTGCAGCCAATCAAGCAACACTGGACAAATTAAAACGTGCTGGAGTAATCACTGGAGAAAATCCTTTATTGCAAAACCCAGGATTTACTGCATCAACTCCTATGGGAATTAGTGTTAGGCCAGAAAACTTGACAATTAAGCCTACCACTCCTGCAGCAATCCCAACTTCAGTCCCAGTTACAGAACCGTCTTTTTTAGATAAGGCTAAAATTAAATTGATGGGCGTTGCCAATAAAACCGTTCCGTTATTAAACGCCGCTGGTGTTGGCGCACAAGGAATGGACGCTATTAATAGGGCATATAGGAATGATTATCCTGGTGCAGTCATTTCTAGTATTGGTACTATAGGTAATTATTTAGGAACCAAACCTGGACCACAAATGTTACCAGGTATGGCCGTTTCTGGTTTGGCTGAACTGGCTAACTATCTAATGGATCATCCAGAAAAAAGACAAGAAATTCTTCAAATGCTGGGAAGAATCCCAGTTAGTGGTTTAGCTAATTTAAAGTAAATTATGGCTGACGACATTGCTAAAATGCGTGCGGCGTTAAGCAGTAGTTGGGAAGATGACAGCCCAATACCGCAAATGCCTGCACCAGCAAACTCATTAGATCTAATCAAAGCGGCGTATCAAAACATGCCCGGCGCTGGTATAGGTCAGGCTGGTGTTGCCATGGGTTCAGATATTCTTGGTCAACTCTTAGGTAACTTATACGGTGCTGGCAAAAGTATTGCTCAAGGGCAATATGGCACCAACGCAGGCATCAACAATGCGTTCAATACAGCGCAACAATTTGCCAATCAAATGCACTACACCCCACCTACTCAAGCTGGTAGAGATATCTATGAGGGTGTTAATAAACTTCCGCAAGTATTAACTGGTTCACATATGGGTATTGGTCCATTGCCAGAACTTATGGGCATGAATGCACGCTTTACGCCAGATGACCTTCGTGTTGCTGGTAGAACTGCCACGCAAGATATTCGCAACTTTCCAATAGATTACGCAAACGCCAAAGCTGGCGTACAACATGAGTATCCAACTGCTGGTTCTCGTGCTGCCCAGTTTACCGACGTGGCTGGCGACCTTGCTAAGCCACTGGCTGAAAAAGCATACGACATGTACATGAATCCAGAAAGTAGTGTGGAAGTCATGGGTCTGCGCCCCGGTGCAAATCTTAGTGGTTTGTTTGATGTTGGTCAACCTATGTACGCTGTTAAACCAAAGGGTGGTAACTGGCCAACCAATTTGGGTTCTACACTGCCATTAAAAGAGCAAGGTGAACTTGGTAGACATTTATCTGAAGCCCAATACTCTGATCCTATTGCTGTTTTTCAAAAACAATTAGAAAAACACTATCCAAGAGGCGTGGATAATCGTCAATTATTGCGTGAGTGGGAAGATTTTTTAGATAAATATGCTTTAAGTAAAGATCCAGATTATCATAATTATATAAGTAAAAATCATCCTGCTGTTAAACAATTAACAAAAGAAGCAGCAGATGCATTTGCAGAAAATTACAACATTGGTGCTTCATTAGCACCAGAGGGTGAAAGTAAAAAACTTTATACTCCATCTCAAATTGA